ATCAAAATATAGTTCTTAAAGATATATTTATAAGACAAGCTGGAGCTAGTGGAGGTTATGGATTCCAACCTATTACATTTAATCCAGGAGAAAATGAAAAGACAATAAGCAATCTAGATTTTAATTATATGCTAGAACCTGGACGTGAAATGGTATATAGATATAGTGTAGCTGGTAGACCATTCTCAGCGTCTACACATGCAACTAAAGCTAACGAATAACTGATAAATAAGGAGGAATGATTTACATGGCTGGGAGCTTTGAAGATTTAGGCGAAGGCTTAATGTTTAATAACCCAGATTGGTCACCTTGGGTTGATAAGAAACATATGACCAAAATAATTAAGGATGTCGTTTACCGGGCTTGGCCTGGTTTAGACGACTTCCTAGATACTCTTATAATACCACCACTTAAGCTGGATGAAGATCCACCAGATATATATGAAACGCTTAATCAAATGAGAGCTCCACTTGAGGCCATTATGACTATGGTATTATCTGGTGAGTTCGGGTATTTCAAAATGTATCACGAAGCTATTAAGACTGAATACTATGAAGAAATGCTTAATGGAGACTTAGATAGACTGTGCTTTATATTCTGTATGGGTTGTAGTAAGTATATGCTTTCTAAACTACTTTATCATATAGATAGAAAGTTTATACCTCAATTCTTAAAGAATATGCTGATAAAACCTAATCTACAGTCTATAATAGATAAGTGTAAAAAGAGTATCTTTGTTAAGACTACTATGGAAAAGGAACAAGAAGGCTATGCTAAAATGAGTGATCTTATATTTACTATATGTCAAAACTACATGATAAACCAAGACTACGAGGCTATGGAAGTTGCTATGCTAGATCTAGAAAAGATAGAAGTAGCAGAAAAAGCAGAGCACGTTAAAACTATGGTAGATGGCTTGAATTTCTTTGTACCAGAATTCTTTGTAGAAGCATTACAATCTGAGCATCCTAGAGATGTATTGATGTATGATGAAAGAATGAAGAAGTTTACTTATGATATGTTACGTGCTCATCATCTGAAGACATTGGAAGACTTATGTCTTAAATATGGAAATCCTAGAGAGCGTAAGATGGATATGTCTCGTATAGCAAACTTGCATCTACAACGTAAGGATAGACATAATCTGATGTACTGTCCAGAAGTAGATGGGCTATCTTATGAAGAATTACGTATACTAGATAGACTACGTAAGAATCAGCTTACAGAAAATGATATGAAAGTAGTAAATCGTAGTCAAAATATGCTTAATATAAAGGCAGTTATGGATAAGGAAGTTGCAGTAGGAGATGTTGTAGATATAGATGATCTTACTATGACTATTACTAAGAAAGACGGAAGTAAGAAAGTATACAACTATGGAGACAAGACGTTTAAATATAGATATAATGATGCTCTGCGTATGCTATTTGATGAAGAAACAGCCGTGGCTGTTAGAAAGATGGCAAACTCTAGTATGAAGAACAAGCTTAAGACTACTGGTATTACTATTAAAGAGCAAATGGATGCTATAGGCAATCTGAAGCCGTTTGATACTCGTGATATGAGCGTACAGCAGCTACTGGATCATAGAGAGGCTCAGATAGAAAAGCTTATAAAAGAATCTCCTATAGCTACGAAACTACGTATTTTCAGAGATTCCAAACTCGGTACGCCTGAACATCCTAAGCTTGAATACTTGACTGTAAACGATCTGCTTAATGAAATGACTTATCTCGTAGAAGATGATCCTACTCTGTTATGTTATAAGCTTATAGAGCTAGAGCAACTTGATAAGTTCGTGGCTAAGCAAGATAGCTATATAGCAGAAGGTATAAAGATGGATATAGAGAAAGCTCGTAAGATGGATAATAAAATTGGTAAGAAAGCGTATGACGAAGGATATAAGAGACTCGACTTTGGAGATATAACGTATATGGCAAATCCTGATCCAGATCCATTTGATATAGATAGAAAAGAAATTATAAAGCAACTTCAAGAAGAAAACGAAGAACTTAAGACGCAATTAGAAGAAATTAAAAAGCGTCGTACAAATTGGCTTAAAGTGCCAAAGATAACTGGAGCAAGATTATAAGGAGGTAATAAACGTGTACGGTACAATTATGAATAATGAAGCCTATCTGAGAAGACGTGGGCTTCCGATTATAAATAGTGCTGATAAAACAAGTCCAACTGGCTTATTCAGTAAGGATATATTTGGCGTTACAGACGATGAGAAAGAGAGTAAAGCAGCTCTTATAAATCTACATTGCTATGTAATGCGTCCTCTGTTCGTTGCTATATTCAGAACAGTACAGAGATCTATTGCTCTTTGTGCTACTTCTAACAGTCGTAGTGGAGACTTCTATATACGTAAAGGTATAGTAGCTCCCTGTGACGAGAAATATATACCAGAAGTAGGAGATATAGTAGGAGGAGGTCCCAGCTTCCTTTATAATAATTGGGACAAGATAGATACAAAAGCTTGGCAACAAGAGTTCGGTAAATATGCAAATAAAGAGATGAAATCTTCTATTAGTAAGTTTACACGGGATCAAATGTTCAAGCACCACCAATATGTTATACCAATAGCATATCGTAATGAAGACGAAGATAGTAGAATGCTGGTAAATGATATAAATGTTTTACTTGCAGATATAATACGTTATAGTAATGTTCTTGCTTCTATAGGAAATAAACAGTCTATGGGAGCAGATATAAAGACTCGTGATATCGAGTGTCTTGTACAGAAAGCATGTAACGACTATTATAACTTTATGAAAGGAAGACATCTTGGACCTAAAGGAACAGGACGTAAGCAAATCCTTTCCAGAGCCGTAGATAATAGTTCTCTTATAGTAATGCTTCCACACGTATGGACAAATAAAAAGCTTGGAAAAGGACTACAAAAGTATACAGACATAGGAGTTCCGATTCATCTGCTATGTAAAATGTTTAAAGATACAGTAATCAAATTCAGCAAGAACTTCATAGACTATCTATACGATAGAAGATGTTTCCCAGCTGATACACAAAAAGACTTACTAGCATATTATGACGTAGAATTCTTGTCTGCTTCTATAGATAAAATGGAAGATCCTTTCTTCCGTGTACAAGACTTTCCTGCTATATGCAAGAATGGAGCAGAGTTTGCCTCTATAGAACTAGACTTCGATATAATAAAAGATAATACTACAAGTCCAATTAGAAAGACTCTTTCTTGGCTAGAGTTCTTCTATATAGCTTGTACTTCATTTGCAGACTTAAAGAATACAAGAGGAATAGCTACTACGCGTTATCCTGTTGACAGTCAATTGAGTCAGCAATATGTATTCCCGGTACCGTTGACTCTATCACCTTATATGCTTAAGAGCGTAAAGGTATTAGATTTCACCTTTGATGGAGTCTTTCCATTAGTAGACGACTGGGTAAAAACACATTATGATGAGAAAATATTTGAGCAAGGAAGCCGTGTATACGCAGGTATGGCGGTAGCCTTTAATGGTAAGTGGTTGCCCTTCATTAGAGCGATCTAATGTCGAAAGTACGTTAATTGCAGGGAACTCTCTAGTAGACAATCTGCAGCGAAAGATTTGATTTAGATATCAAGGAAACGTTCAACGAATCAGGAATTATTCCGTAGAACCCAAGCGGGAAGAAAAGCGTACCATCTCATTGAGATGTTGAAATGATCTGAACATGTATTACGAACACGTTGAAGGATTTATCTCCAAACGTAATACACTTTGTAGACACGTATCTACATCGTGAGTAGCGATACTCAGACTGAAAGCTGAAACGCTTTGGCTATAGATTAGCGACCTATAGTTTAACAACACCTATCGAAAGATATTTGGACCATGATTAATAATATAGTCCTCTACTAGGGAAACTTAGTGGATGTAATCTGGTGAATTGCTGGGAAATCCTAAAGCTTTATCGCCTATATGCTTTTAAACGCGTTATAAGGCATCTAGGAGACGAAAGTCAGAAATAAGGATAAAGATATCATATGATGCAATAAAACCTCTAAAAAGGGCCTATAAAGGCTTTAAAACGCATTTTAGAGACTCTAAGTGATATTATACAATGGATAATCAGCAGGCAAGCCTCAAGGGAGGAAGCCTCAACGATCAATATGTACATTCAAGCGAATGGAAGTGCCAGACATCTAAGGTAATTAAAGATTACTATGATGAAGATATGATCTGTACTATATAGAGATATATAGCGGTATATTTAGTATACGGGATTGAAAGTAGCGAGTCAATCTGAACATATTAGGGAGATAAAATATCTAATAAGCCACTTAATAGTAAAGAAGCGGTGGCTGATATAAAGAAAGCTCAAAACTCATTATTTAATATATTTGATTATGCTGGTAACTTTAGAAGAGCTACTGGTAAAGATGGAACACAAACTTACTATAGTTTTAGTAGAAATCCAAAGCCAAATGAAAAACCTAAGACTATAAGCAGTAATCATCCTCTTGTAAAAGCAGTTATGGAAGCTAAGGATGGAGATCTTGATATTGATTTAATCTATCAATATATGAGTAGCTTTGAAGTAGACTCAGAGCCTGAGATAAGTATCTATGATAAGGTTACTATTAAGAGATTTGGAAAGGAAATAAAGACTACAATAGGAAGATTTATAATAAATAAAATAGTATTCTGGCCATTCTGGGATAATAAGAACTTTCCATATCACGAAATAGTATTTACTAAGAAAGCTATGGACGAGATCTTTATGGAAATCGGACAGATAATAATGGAAAAGAATGCAACTGTAGATGACTTGAATCAGGCTATAAATATGTTTACTGAGTTTGGTTTAAGACTATCTACTATATTTAATAGTAGTATTACTATACATATGATGACGCCGGGTGAAGAATATAAGAAAATGCGTGATAGTATTATGAAGCCTGCGTTTGAAGAATATAGAAAGACTCACGATATGAGTGTAGTAGAAAAGGCTGAAAAGCAAGTTCTTGATAATGCTAAGAAAATGTTTGCGGAAGACGATATGATGGAAATGTATGAAAGTGGAGCGTCTGCTGATATAAATAACGACTGGAAGACTATGAATGTAAGTATGGGAAGTTTGCCTAACTTGGATGGTACTGCAGAAGTTATAGTAGAAGATGCTCTTGCAGATGGAATAGATTTACATTATACTGCAGACTTAGCTAATACTGCTCAAAAAGGAGCTATAGATAGAGGAAACAAAACTGCATTGGCTGGAGTACTTTATAAACAGCTGGTAAATGGATTTGGTAATATATTTGGTATTAGAGGAGATTGTGGAAGTAAAGAAGGTATTGAAGTTAAGACTGGTAATAAATGGGATATACTAAACAGATATGCTATCGTAGGTGGAAAGTCTGTAAAGATTACTATGAAGAATGTGGATAAATTCCTTAATAAGAAGTTTATTATGAGAAGTCCTATACATTGTAAGCTAAAGGGAGATAACTTCTGTAGCTGTTGTACTGGAGACAAGCCATTCGATATAGTAGGACAAGATAAGATTCCAATAGGAATATATACTGCTGAAATAGCTACTGGTGTACTTAATATGTTCATGAAGAGTACACACGATCTGCATTTAGTACAATTTATAATAAAAGACTTAAATGCTTACGTATATCCTGAAAATAAGAAGAATCTGTTTGAAATAAAGACGGATCCTATAGATGGAATAGTAAAAGTATACTGTACTGAAGATATTACTTGGAGAGTTCCTACTTCTTCTATAGACGCAGAGTATAATTATTACAATGTATTGGCATATGGAACTATACTTAATACTAAAGATGAAGAATATACTCTTACTCTTGGAACAGAAGTAAAGACTACTCCTAGAGAGATTATAAGACCAAATGTAGAAGAAGATAGAGAACTTGAGGCTCACGTGATCTTTAAATATAATAAGGGTGACGTATTCTTAATACAAACTAACAGTTATATGAGAGAAATGACTACTGCTAAAGTAATGCAACTATACTTTGGTGGAAACGTAAGTAACTTGATTCCAATAAATCTACACTTGAATACTATATACAATGCAATGAAATCTAATAAGAAAATCAATGCTGCTCAGTTATCATTCGAGCTATTACTTGGAACTCTTATTAGAGATTATGATGATGTAAGTAAGCCTCAACGTGAAACTGGAAGTAAGAAATATAGATTTATATCTGTATACGAAGTAGGGGCTACTGCAGGAATGTTTAATGGACTATTCAGTAATGATGCTAATAAGGCATTAATAATAAACTTGGCTAAGAATGAGAAAGATCAGGCTAAGAAAATCAGTCCATTAGAAAAAGCTTTAAGATATTAGGAGGAAATATAAATGGCGATAATAGAAATAAGAGATGTAAATGATATACCCAGAGCAATTAATACTGCTCAAATAGAACATATAGAAGGTACGGCTACTAAAGTTATAACTGTACCAGCTGGATCTTTAATAAGTAAAGACTATACTGGAAATCCAGTTGTAGTAAAAGAAGATACAAACTATACAGTAATAGACTGGAGTAAAGATGTAAAGCTTATAATGATGAATGGTGTAACGTACACAATAAAACCAGAAGAACTACAATTATTACAATCTCAAGGAGAGTTAGGACTTAGAAAAGCAAATCCACTTGGATATTAGGAGGAAATAAATTATGTCTAAAGTTTTAGATAGTAGATTACAACAAATAAGCAGATTGATAGAAGGTACTATCTGTAAACAGACTAAACTAGCAGAAGCCTATGAATACGAGACTGATCAAAAGGCCTCGTATCTTAGGTTTAAAGCCGCAGTAATGGAATATGATGTATTATCTGATTATGATTATATGCTTAATGATGATATGTTTGAGGCTATAAATCGTAGTTTACTTCCAGAAGATCAGATATCTAAGACAGATTGGGATTACTTATACGCCTATAATGGAAAAGAACTTAGGCCTGTTCTTAAGAATCTTGGTATACTTGATAGTGTAATGAACTACTTGAGAAGTAGTGAGATATTGGAAACTTATGTAGAATATAATCCTTATTATAGAATGCTTCTTGGAAAGCCTCCTATTGATACGCCAGATGAGGATTATATCTATATAGAAAGAACTACTGTAAGAGCTGGAGTATCTTCTACAGAAATGGTTCCTATACATCACTTGACTAAGTCTGAAATATTTAGACTTAAGAAAGCTGGAAGACTAGATACCCTTATAGCTCAGCATCCAGAAAAAGAATACTTGAGATATCTTGATAAGGATATAAATCTGATAGAAGCTAGAGAAGCAGGTGAGTTTGAGATACTTTATACTCCTAATAAGCGTGAGTTTACTACTTATAGAGAGATGTTTAATAATGAGCGTAAGGTATGGCTTAAGACTTATGGATCTACTTATATGATAGAAACTACTGATTATGACGAGTCTCTTGAACTTACTACTATAAAGCTTCGTGCTATCTGTATGTTTTATATCTTTACTTACAGTAATAGTCTTAATAAAACGACGTATACTAGAGAAGAATCAGAAGATAAGTTCCAAGAATTTGGACTATCGTTCCCATCTAGAATGCCAGATAGCTATAGAGATAGCTTGACTTTCGTACTTAGCTATATAAATACATTTAAAGGAACGAACTTTGCTCTAGATTTTATAGCACGTAAGATATTTAGTGGACTTAGACTATATAAATATTGGATAAGAAAGCGTGTAAGAGATGTCTCTACAGATGGATTTAAGTTTCCTGTCGGAGATGATGGTGCACTTGTGGCTCCTAATAGAGAATATGAGGATGCTCGTGTATATGATATTGAAAAGATGAAGAAGCTTAATCCTGGCTTTGTAGCTGCTGCTTCTGCTAGTGGTGCTCAGAGTCCGCTTGAAACTACTCCTGAAAGTTTGTATCACGTAGACTTTGTGTTACGTCCTATTAATAGTACTAATATAATAGACTTTGATAATATGGAAGGCGGTACTGGAGATAGAACGAGTGATCCTAATAGTCTAGATGATCAATGGGGTGATGTAAACCATGCTAAATCTATTAAATATATATTACCAGAGTACGAGGATTATAGTAAAGGAAAGTCTAAAGAGATAGTACTGTCTTATGACGAAGTAGTTGCTATGGATCCTAGATGGGAAAATAGTGCTCAAATGAAGCATGCTGTATATAGCGAGGACTTCTCTTATGTAGAATCTAAATACTTGGCAGTAGATAATATCGTAAAGATAAGTGATTTTACTACAGGTATAGGAGTAATACATAGATATATACTTAAATATAAAGATATGCTACTTAAAACATCATTTCCTTACAGAAGTACAGGACATCAACATAGCTGGTTTGCTCTGTGGGTATACTTTATAACATTTATAAACTATAATACTACAAAGAATATAGACGCTCCAATAGGAGATACCGTAGGTTGGGTAGAAAAGATGCTAGATTTTAATACTATAAAGACACATCCTACTATAAGATTCTATTGGCTTAATGAATTTGCTCAGACAGGAATAGATATTACTCTAGAAGAGTTTCCTGATCCTGTAAATAATAATGACGATTTCATTAAGATGCTTCAAAAGATAGAAAGATCTATAGGACTTGCAAGATTTCTTGATGCTGTATTACTACGTGCTAGAAACCATAAAGAAGTAGATCTTATACTAGAAGTGTATAATTATGTAAGAATAGGACGTAAACAGCCAGATAAGTTTAATGCTACTGGTAATGAGGATAAATCTTGGTATAGATTCTTAGAAGAAGTAGATCCTAATCTTGCATATCATTTTGATCTTACTATATTACACGATGATGCAGATGAAATATCTATGGAAATGGATAATATAAGTACTGCTTTACTAGATATAGTTAAGAATCAGGAAAGTGCTGCTAACGGAAGCTTCCCAGATATAAAGGAAGTTATATTCTCTTCTGGTATGATATATGGAGGTATGAGTCAATACTTACAATATATAATAAAGTTATTTAAAGCGTGGAGAGTAGAATTCTTAGGAGAAGGTAATGCTCTTATACTTATGGGAGATGATGATGATTACTTGCTTATAGTAGATCAGCTTACTCCTAATGTAAATATAAAGATAAATACTCCTAGATGGAATTATACTCAATATCATTGGGTAGAACCAGCTGAAGATAATAATGTTACATTGTGTGACGAACATGCTATTCATGATGACATTTATATGCATACTAGATACGGAGAAATAAAAATTAGTTAATGGAGGATATATATGTTTAAAACATTAAAAGATCTTTTAAAGAAGATATTCTTTAAAATAGAAGACGAATTCAAAATCTGGGATGGAAGACTTTATAAGTTAGATACTATGCCTAATGGAGAATTTAAAGAAGTAGAACTTGGTAAAAACAAAGTACTTCTAAGTGGACTTCAAGCAACTTGCAAACATCTGTTTAATAAACCATTTAAAATACAGATGAAAAGCTTTGAAGAAAATCTGTATAGTGATACAGAAGTAGTAAATGATCTTGCTAATATTACTGCTGTACCTGATGATATTCCATTTATAAAAGGATATAACTTATTATACGATGGAAGCGTAGGAACAGACGTAGTACCTTATGACAAACATAAGAAAGGATATACTTTTGATCAAATGATACCTTTCAGATGTATTAATATAGAGCTTGCTAAGGGAATGATGGGAGCTCTTATGACTAAATATGCTCACTACAGAGTAAAGACTTATCACTTATCAAATGGACAAGACGTGCAATACGTAGAATTCTTTACTAAGAAAGTGGATATAAGATATACTGTAACTACTTCTGATGGAGTAGAAATTACAGTAGCAGAACCAGATGAAAACCTTATAACTGATAAAGATATAAGATGCATAGCAAGCTTTACTATAAGTGTAGAAGATGAAGAGCTATCTGAATGGTTTAATCTTAATAATAGAGGTAAGTCTGAAGCTTCTGGATATAATGCAGTTGCTACTATGTGGGGTACTAGTGCTACTACAAGTAAATTTGGTACTCAATTTAATACTATGATAAACTCTTATGTATTCAGTAGAGTAAACCATGCATTCGTTATACACGGTGTAGACGGAGCTATTACTTGTATATATAAAATGAGACTTATTTAGAAGAGGTGATACTTTATGGCTATCCAAGAAATAGATTGGTCTGAAATAATAAATCAGGCCCTTAAAAGTAGTGCTAAAACTTGGGAAGCTGAGTTTCTAGCTGCTAATAAGACTACAGAGGAAAGAATAGCTGCTCTTAATAAGCTTAAGAGAGAGGCAGACTTAGAGTGGAAGGCTCTTATGACTGCTAAGACAGAGCCGTTTAGATATGCAGTGGATCCTAAAGATCTAAGAGATGATTATGAGCATTGGAAGTGGAGTTTGACTCCTCTTCCTAAGTCTCAATATGTATATACTACAGATAGATATAAGATTACTAGAGACGGAAAGATAATATGGAATACTCGTTATTTTAAAGATCATATGAATAGAGATGACTGGCAGTCTGATGTTAAGCTTACTGGGGAAGATTTCTTTACATCTAGATGGAGTAGTAGTCCTACTGCTGTATTATACAAGAACTTGCAGTCTACGTGGTTACTTGGAATGTTTAAGAAAGGCGAAGGTAATGCTATAAAACAAGTTGCTAATGATTGGAGTAGCTGGTTTAAATCTCTTAAACTTGCAGAATCAGAAGCATGGAAGAGTAGTTTTAAGGGAATAGTAGAAGGTACAAAACAGAAGTTATTAGAAACAGTAGATAGTATAGCTGGTATTAGCAGAGCTTCTGAGCGTTATAGACAGGCTGCTACTGGTATAAGACAAGATATATCGGACGCACTAGGAGAGCTTAGAGAGACTTATACAGGGCTTATAACTAGTACTATAAACGATACTCTAGATAATCTTAAGGAATTAGGAACTAAGGCTATAAATGGAGTAAAGGCTCAGGCTTATGATTGGACTGTAAAAGCAGGTAAGCGTAGTCTTGCTTATCTTAGAGATAGATTTGGTAATGTAGCTGGTAAGCTTAATGGACTGGTTCCTACTCCTATATTAAGAGTACTAGCTCCTGCTAATAAGATACTCGGTGGAACGCTAGGTAAGATAGCTTCTAGGCTAGGACTCGGACGGTGGATGTCTGATGTAAAAGGTACTAACTATGAGCACGATCCTATAACGAATTCTAAAAACGTACATAGCCAGGCTAAGTTGCTTACTCAAATTACTTCTGTAGTAGAGAAAGAAGACTATGCTCATAAAAGACTTACAGAGAATTTACAAATAGAATGGGAGAAAGATCAGCTTGTAACTATAGGAATGGATCTTAGAAATAACTTGGCTTATATGCTTGAAGACTTCGGGTATGTAAATACTATTATAAGATCTCTTAACTTTGCAAGAAACTTCCACTTTGTAAATAGACCAGTATTAGAAAGTGAAACTAATAGCTATTATAGAACATATGCTTTCTTTACTAGACCTAATCTAAACTTATTTATAGATGGAAAGCTTAATCCTTCTCTAGATCAATATCCAGAAATGAAAGCTATCGTACTTACAGATCCTGGACTATATGCAGAACTTTGTAGAGATGGAGCTTATAAGAGTAATCTATTTAAACTACTTAATAACTACACTAAAGAAGTAGCTCCTCCTAGACTTTCTGAAACTAACAGAGAAGGTATAATGAACATGCACGGTAAGTCTATGCCTACTCCTGGTATACCAGAAATATATGGAGAAAATGATATAAGCGTAACATTTATGGATAATAACCGTGGAGATATAGCAAAACTACTATATTTCCTTTCTATGTATAAGGAGTATACTGCTAAACAAGGATTTCCTATGAGATCTGAGTATATAAAGTATAA